TATCGTTGACAGATTTTTGGTGCAGTGAGGAGGGTGAAGAAGTACGTCAGAAATTGTCGGTATGGCGTGCTGGGTATAAGTCTAATGAGGTAACGAAGCAAAAGATAAAGGCATCAATGAAAGCGAATTGGAGGGACCCCGATTTTGCAAGGCGAATGGTCGAAAGTTGGAATAGAAAGCCAAATGAAACTGAACTTCAGCTGCAGTCTGTTCTTGATGCTTACTTTCCTGATGAGTGGGATTACGTGGGTGATGGTCAAGTTGTTTTGGGTGGAAGAATTCCCGACTTCATTAACATAGATGGCAAGAAACAGATTATTGAGGTATTTGGTGTCTATTGGCATGACCCAGATTTATTTCCAAACAGGCCTAGCGAAGTTGAGTTGATTGTTCATTATAAACTGTTTGGTTTCGACTGTTTGGTTTTGTGGGAGTATGATGTATGGGATGGTGTGGAGGTTTCTAAAAGAATATGGGAGTATTTTAGTGTTAGGAGGTAAGCGGTAATGAGTATGCGAGAAACTAGTTCACGTACTAAAGAGTGGATGAAGGAACACAAAGAGGAGGTCGCGAAGGTTCAGGCGAAGTATGTTGAGTATAGGGCTGCTCCTCTTGATTCGTTGCTGGAGTTGGCGTTTGAAGTGGATGCTGACCTTTCTAAGGTCAAGGAGATGTTGATAGCTAAGATAATTGCTACTGAGAGTACCCGATGATTGTTGGTGCAAACAAACTTGTGTATACACAAAAGGAATCCTAATCTGATGTGCTTGAAAAGTGGAGAGACTTTGGGGTATATTTAAGGTATAAAATGAAGAGTAAAGGAAATGTGGAAGTGCAAAGTACATTACTGAGTCAGAAGTCGCGTGTAGAGAGACTGCGAGAAATTGTGGATGCGGTGAGGAAGGGTGTGAGGTTTTCAGCTTTCAGTCTCGCTGTGAAATATGATATTTCGATTAACGTCGTGTATCGCGATATAAAGACACTCCGTGAAGAGGGCTTGATACCAGAGGATTTTGCGTTCGCAAAAAAGGAGAGAAGGTAAAATGTTCCCTCTTTGGTTGACAATCACAATAGCAGTGGTTGTTGCTGTGATAATCATTGTTGTGAGGCTTAAGGGTTAGAGATGAATCGCATTATTTGTGTTCTGTTGGTGGTCGTGTTTTTGGCTGGTGCAGGTGTTGGATACTTTTTGCCATGTAGGTCATTGGAACCGACTAATCTAGACCCTTATATTGAGGGGCTCTTTGAGTCGGGGAAGGGTGGTATGATTATTCTGACTCCAGGGGAATACAAGTCTTCAATCATCTACGGTTCGAAAGGTCTTATTAGGTGGGGAGAGAACGATGAGTGATAAGTTTAATTGCATTGTTTATGGTGAGAGCGGAGTTGGTAAAACTCCATTCTGCGGGACTCTTGCAGCTTACGAGAAGACTTCTCCGTGTTTACTTCTAGATGTTGATATGGGTTCGATGAGCTTGGATAACATGAAGCCTAGGCCTACAGTAGTACCTTTAGAGAACTTCGACGACCTCGAGAAGATACAGTCGTTGATTGCGAAGAGTGAGTGGGAAAAGCTCGCTGAGGGCCTCTCCAAAAGAGCTAACTTTGAAGTACCAGTGCTGGAGTACAAATCTCTTGTTATTGATTCTGGTACTGAGATTGAGTATTATCTTCGTCGTTCTATAGTTTCTGCAGACGATAGGCAAGAAGGTATTCCTGACCAGCCACATTACTTGAAGACGCAGGAGAAGTTTCGTAGTCTCTATCGGAAGCTCAGAAACTTGCCTATCACTGTAGTAATGACTGCGGGTGTTCGAGAGCTTAAGGAGGAGTCTACTGGCGTGGTTAAGAGGTTTCCCGACTTTCAGCCTTCCTTATGTCACGACCTTATTCGTATGACGGACCTGGTTTTGTTTATGGGTGCTGTCTCTGAGGGTACGGGTAAAGATTTGAAGTGGGAGCGTCACTTGATTGCGTCTTTGTCGCGTCGCTTTGTAGCACGTGACAGAAGTCAAAAGCTTCAACATTTAGTACAGGCCGAGAAATTTTACTTCAAGGACATAGGGGATAAGGTGTTAGGTGACTGAGCCGTATAGATGTCCTCATTGCGGAAAAGTAATTGAAGAGGTGAGCGTAATTATGCTAACCTGGAGGAGAGTGTTGGTGTCCGCAGGTTTGGGAATTGGGAGTGGTTTACTTGTCTACCCTCTGGTGCAGGGTTCTTGGGTAGGTGTGGTAGGTGCTTTCATTGTTGGATTCATCATCGTGTTTCTGGTGACGAAGGAGAAGCGGACTTGAGTGTGTGGTCTGTATTCTCAATAATAGTAGCGTATATTTGTTTTGTGCTGGGTTGCATATTGTCAATTCGATGGTTGTTTAGAAATGACAAGGAAGTTTGAAGCTTGCTGGAGTGTCGGAACAAGACGATAAGCGTGAGTGCTCGAATCTTTGCCCCACTGAGTAATCAGTCTAGCCGAGAGTGCCTCGACTTTGAAGGTTGAGGATGGTAAAGAGGAGCTTGCTCCTCGTGGCTTTAAGGGGAGCTTCCCAAGTTGGTAGCAGAGCCGTCTGGACTTGGGACTAGACGAGAATGAAGCCAGTAAAGAGCACAGTGCAGGGATGAGAGAGTCCTGTCTCCAGCAAGTTTAGCTGCTATTGTCGTAGGAGGTTTAGTATGAAGAAGTTTCTAGTAATCGGTTTCTTTTATCTGGGTCCTGCTTTCATTTTCACAGGTGCTGTGCTTAGAGCGATGCCACTTGTGTGCGTAGGTATGGGTATAATGTTTTTACTTTTGTCTTTAGTATTGGTACAAGTGGTGCTTGGAAGAAAAGTTCTTATTAGTTAGAGGCCTATCTGACCCTGAAGGTCAGTTTCGATAAACACAGTTCTTGGTTACGCGGTGTCGCTTAGTAACGTAGTAGGTGGCTAAAGCGGCTGGTAGGAGTCGGAACCAAGCCAAGGCTCGTAAGGGCTAGAGGACGCTAAGGACTGTGAATCCCGAGAAGGTGGTGTAGATGAGATGAAAATCGATTTTGCAGACGCTGAAGTAAGGGAATTCGAACCTTTACCAACCGGCAGACATCTGACTAAGTGTACTGCTGCCGACTTTGTGGCTGAGTCAGCCCGAAGTGGTGAGCCCGCGGTAGCTTGGCAGTTTACTGTCGATGGTAGTGAGTACGACAGTCGCATCGGTTTTCTGAACACCTCACTGCAACCTCAGTCTCTTTGGTCTACTCAGAGGGTTATGATGGCTCTTGGCATGTCTAAGGAAGACGTCGATGCCCTTAATTGGGACACCGATAGTCCCGAAGGCATCCAGGAGGACCTGAATGAACTTCTAGAGCGCCCGGCCGTCATCGTGATTGGTCACGAGACGTACGAGGGGACCAAGAGACAGAGGGTACGTCGGGTACTGAGTGCAGAAGGTGTGGCGAAAGCTCCTTTCTAACCTAAGCACGTAAGTGTTTGGGTTAGTTGACTGAAGGGTTGGGTAGGTCGCATTTGTATTTAGGAGGTAGCATTTGAATGTATAAGTATAACAAGACTTCGAGGGTTGCTGTGATTTTCTTGGGTGTGTTTCTTTTGGCTGCAGGGGTCTGTCTTCCTTTGGTATTTCCTGGGTTTGACAGCATTGTTGGGGGTTCGGTGGCGGCGGTTATGGGTTTGTCGACGTTGGTTCTATTCGCTCCGAAGAGGTTCTGGATTTCAAAGAGGGGCTAATATGGAGCAAGAGGAGACTGAATACATTTACTTCCCAATATTTAGGAAATTGCTCTGTGCGTTTATGGGGCATAGATGGCATATCTACGACCAAGGTGACGACTACACAAAACGGGTATGCTTGCGATGTACTAGAGCAGAGGCAGTCATAATTGTAGGTGAAAAGTGAAGGTTGAGTTAGCGGATACTTCTAGGGCCCAATATTCTGGGAAACATCTAACAACGCAGGTGTCAGTGACCGGTAAGGCCTCAGTACCTTTTATCATACCAAAGAGAGTAGGTTTTGGATGTAGTGATGTTTCACCGTCTAATCGTTGCTCTCTGTGTAGATTTGCGGACTCTCGTAGTGGCGAAGTGGAGATTACTGCGAAGTCTCGAAACATACTGGAGATTCTTGGTAAAGCAGATAGTACGGTCACTAAATCCTTGAGACACTGGATGAATGTCTGTGATGATTGTCACATCGAGGTGCTCTCTACACAGAATGTGGAGGAACTTCGAGTGTCCCCAAATGTGAGTACGTTCCTACCTAACGCGGAATACGTTAGCAGAGAATGTTATTACTTAGGTCATGGATTGCGCCCTAACAGGCCCTACGAAATAAGTTGTTACGTTTATCCCTCTCCTATAGACCAACGTGCTGTGTTGGTGGCAGATAAGGCAGAGCCGCTTCGTGACCAGATTGAAGAATTCGGCTTTGACAAAGTTAGGGACTCTTTAGAAATCTTTCGGGGGAAACCCAAAGACGTGTTCAAAGCAGTATATGACGATTTCGCATCGAATGTTCACCGAATCGTAGGTCGCTACGCGTTGCAGGTAGCATTTGATTTGTGCTTTCACTCAGTTATCCAGTTTACGTTCCAGGACGTGTTATTGAGGAAGGGTTGGGTTGAAGGTTTCATTTTAGGTGATTCGGGCCAGGGAAAGACAGAGATGTCGCTACATCTTCTTGATTATTACCATTTGGGGGACAGAGTTCAGGGAGAGGGTAGCTCTACTGCTGGTTTGATTGGTGGGTTAGAACGTCTGGGTGATAGATGGATTTTAGTCTGGGGTAGGATACCTCAAATGGACAGACGTCTCTTAATCATAGACGAGTTTAGCGGCGTAAGCGAAGACGATATAGCTAAGATGTCTGACATTCGAAGTACGGGTATTGCTGAAATAACAAAGATACGTACCGAGCGTGCCAGTGCTCGGACGCGTTTGATGATGATGTCTAATACCCGTGATGGGCGGCCTCTAGGTGCATATAATACAGGTGTTGAAGCGATACGAAGTGTGTTCAGTCATGCCGAAGACGTTCGCCGTCTCGAATTTGCTATATGCGTAGCTACTGGTGAAGTAACTACCGATGAGCTGAACAGAGAGCGTGATTTAGTAGAGCATCGATACACTAACGAAGCTTGCAGGAATTTAATTTTGTGGGCATGGTCACGGGCTCCCGAAGATGTTGTTTTTGCAGATGATGTAGAGGAGCTAATACTTCGGGAGTCCGTGACTTTGTCTGACAAATACAGTGCGAGCATTCCTCTCGTTGAGCCCGCAGATATGAGGCTCAAACTTGCAAGAATGGCAGTGTCCTGTGCCTGTAGATGCTTCAGCTGCAATGACGAAGGTAAAGTTGTGGTACTTCCTGAACATGTGCAGTTTGTTGTTGACTTTTTGAAGCGATGCTACGATTCGCCCTATATGGCATATGACTTGTACTCCGACCGTGCTGAGAAGGAGTCAGTTTTTAGTACTAACGGTGAGTTTGAACGTGCAGTAGCTGAGTTGTACAAACTTCCTAACTGGAGGGAAGCTGTTGACATTTTGAGCAGGCTTGGAAATCCTTTCAGAATGTATGAAATTCAGGAACAGCTGGGCTTGGACCCTTGGGATGCTAAGGAGATTATTCATTTCTTAAGTCGTTATCAAATGGTGAAGACCCTTCCAGCGGGCTTTCAAAAGCAGGCTAAACTAAATGCGTTTCTTCGTTTATTGGGGGATGTGTAAGTGGGTGTTACGTGCCTACTTTGTGGCAGAGAATTTGATGCGGTGACTAATACGCACCTTAAATCTGAGCACGGTATTACTGTAGCCGACTATCGCAAGATGTTTCCTAGTGCTGACTTGATGAGCGAAGAAATTAAACAGAGGATAGTTGACTCACTTGAAGGGCGTGTAGTGAGTGAAGAGACCAGACAAAAGCTGTCTGAGTCAAACAAGGGTAATACGAGTGCTTTGGGCTTTCGGCAAACAGAGGAAGCTAAGCAGAGAATGTCTGAGTCAAAGAAGGGTCGTGAAGTGAGCGAAGAGACGAGGCAGAAACTTTCGGCGAGTTTGTTAGGCAGGGTAGCAAGTGAGGAAACAAAACGGCAAAGGTCTGAGTCGCAAAAGGAACTTTGGAGAGACTCTGAGTATGCACGAATGATGTCGGAGGTACATAAAGAGAATTGGAAGAACCCCGAATTTGCGAGACGAATGGTCGAGGCTCAGAATAGAAAGCCTAATGGACCTGAACTTCAACTTCAGTCTATTCTAGATAAACGTTACTCGAATGAGTGGAAATATGTAGGCGATGGTACGTTCAGGTTAGGCGGTAAAAATCCCGATTTTATGAACGTAAACGGTAAGAAGTGTCTCATTGAGATATTTGGATATTATTGGCATGACTCGAGTTACTTTCCTAATCGTCCATCCGAAGAAGAGTTGATAGCACACTACAAGAGTTACGGGTTTGATTGCATAGTCTTTTGGGAGTATGATGTATACAACGAGGAGGAAGTTGTCGAACGAATGAAGAGGACGTTTGGATGATACAGACGCTCCCTGTTGGGTACCGAAAATTAGCGAAGTTAAATGTGTTCTTGAGAGGAGTAGCGAAGTGAAACGACTTCTAATATGTTTGTTGTTGTGCTTGCTCTTGTTGTCGGGATGTTCTGGGCCTGCATTGCCGAGTGCAGAAGAAGTTCCCTACAGAATAGCCATTTATGGAGAAGTGAACAGATTTGTCTATTGCGATAACTACGAGCTGGGTTCTAGTGTAGTTGTGAAAGGGTTTTGGGAGTACAATAAGGCAGTCTTCAAACCTGGATATGTCTATCGAGATAAACTGCTTATAATCGATGCCAGCATTGTTGAGATTGAAGATAGAAGAAAGGTAGAATAACTTAAGGGGGGTACCGAAATGTTCATAATTGTTGAGGGTCGAAATCATTGTAAAGCTGAGGTAGAGTTCGTGGAGGAGTTCAAGAGAGAGGTAGAGGGAGAGTGTGGAGTCGAGGGTCTGGGTTTCCTAGAAGGTTCGCAAGCGTTTCTAGCATACACCCGGACTAAGCCTGTAGAAGTCGACTTCCTGTTTGTTAGTGGCATTTCGTCGTTGATAGACAGCAGGTCCTCAATGAGCAAGGAGAACCGTGAGGCGTGTTACTGGTTTGTAGAACACAGGAAGGTCGAGACAGAGAGCATCGCACTGAGCGACATTTTTGCTTTCGACGACATCGATGCGCGGATTCGAAGGTTAATTACTCATCGTATCCGTGTAACCGGCGACAAGGGTGATGTGCGTTACAGGGTTCTAAGTCTTAATGTTGGTCGCACCGAAGGTGGCAAGTTGGATGAGCGTCCGATTCTAGAAGCAATTGAGGCGTCGAATAGGTCTCTTACACCTGAGGAGATAGAGCAGCGAGAAAAGGAGTTCGAGAAGGTTTTCGGAGAGGAGTGAATCGCGAGGGAGGAAAGGCTATGGCCAAAATATATGTCGACGGTAATCTAAAAGAAGTTTGCTGTGTAGCTGCAAGCGATATTGGTGTATTATCGAGAAAGGTTAGCCGAGCACCAATTGATGGCGAGAACACAAACAATGTGGCTGAGTATCGTGCAGTCTTGTTTGGCTTGTACAAGCATCCGGAGGCAACTGAGGTGTGCTCGGACAGTCGGTTGGTCGTTAAACAGCTGAACGGTAAGTACGCAGTCAAGAGTCAAGGCCTTTTGCCTTATTGGCTCAGAGTGAAAACAAGAGTTGAGAAGCTTGGTCATGATGTTGAGTTCATTTGGGTACCAAGAGGTGAGAATCCCGCTGGGAGGATTTTGAAATGAGTAGAGTATTTTTAGCCTGTAGCATTATCACTGCGATGCTCACCGTATGCATCGGAGTTGCGTGGCTTTGGCCGGGTTCTACTCTTTCGTTTAGACCATTTGAAGGCACACTGACCCTGGCAGTGGGTCTGTATGTCTTGGGGTACATAGGTTGTAGAGTTTGCAAGAAACGGAGCGTGTTGGATGAATAAGAAATGTGTAGTTCTTCTTTCGGGCGGAATCGATAGTACCGTTCTCATGTACTCGCTAATCGCAGACTACGAGGTTTGGCCATTAACGATTTCGTATGGACAGAGACATCACAGAGAAGTAATTGCTGCTCGTAATGTCTGTGAATCGAGAGGAGATTGGCTCTTGAAGCGATGGAAGTATGTAGACTTGAGTAATCTTCGTTCCATTCTTCCTTCGGCTCTTACTGGCGTAGGTGAGGTACTAGAGGGTAAGTACGACAGAGAGACAATGTCACAAACTGTTGTACCAAACCGGAATATGATATTCCTAGCTGTTGCAGCTGGCTACGCCGAAGGGTTAGGTGCTGGATATGTTGCTTATGCTGCTCATACTGAGGACCACTACCTTTATCCGGACTGCAGACCAGAATTTATTGACTCCGTAGGTGAAACCATTAAGTTAGCTACTGATGGTAAGGTTAAATTGATTGAGCCATTCACATATAAGACTAAGGCTGACATCGTCACTCTGGGTAAGAAGCTCAGTGTTCCTTTCAAGAAGACGTACTCGTGCTATCAAGGAGGAGAGCTTCATTGTGGGGTGTGCAGTACGTGTTTGGAACGGAAGAAGGCTTTCGTACAAGCGAAGGTTGAGGACCCTACGGAATACAATTGTTAGGAGTCAATATGGGCTTATTCAAAAGGAGACGGTTGGCCGTAGTTACTGAGTTGAAGTGTCCTGTGGCAGGGTGTCTCTTCACTTGCAGTGACCCTATGACTTTGAAGAGGCACACAGACTGGAAACATCCTGAATTAGCAAAGGAGGTAGCGAAATGATTGTACATGATGAGTCGACGCTAGATGAAGCTCTTCAAATGCTCGAGTCACAAGGTCCTGTTTGCTACTCTGACCAATATGCGCTTGTTACAGTTACGACACCGGAAACCTTGGAGATGCTGTGCAGAAGAGCATTCGACCGCAATGACATTGCGATTGTAGCTCCTCGTGGAAAGGAACACGAGATGGAGGTTCATTCGAGGGTGCTTCCAAGGATACGAAAGGAACGTGCAGAGGAAGAGAAGAGGAGAATCAAGGAATGGGTAAGGGAGCATCCTGATGAGGTAGCGAAGTTCGAAAGGAAAATGTAGTGAGCAGACAGAGAAGGTTCTGGCTAAAGTTCTTGTTGTTTGCAGATCAACGTAGAAGCGTCGCAGTCTACTTGCGCTACCGTGGACTGACAATGAGAGATGTTACGTTGCGTGGAGGCGACTTAAGGGGAATGTTTAGTTGATGCTTGATGAGGGGGTATGATATCTTAAAGGAGCGGATTGCAGAAGAAGTTATACAGCCAGGGTACATGAACTGGTGGAGGGCAAGTGAGGCCGGAGCTTGTGAAGTACTTTTGTGGCACACGAAAATGAGACACAAGTCTTTGCCGATAGGTGGAAGAGTTCGACATTTACTAGAGGATGGAAATGTGCACGAACGTGATATCGCGGAGCGGCTGGTTCGATGTGGCTTTGATGTACGTAACACGTGCTTGGATGGTCAAGCAGAGCTTGTAGTATCGAGGAAGCCACACGTGGTAGGACATCCTGACGGTTTTGTTACTAACCCTTACCCTTACAATGATGAAGGCTACGATTATGTTGAGGATGGTTTTGACTACACTTGCTCGGAATACCTATTAGAAATCACTGCTCCAAGTCACTTTAATTTCCTGCGTTTACAGAGGCTTCATGCTAAGGAGGTTTTGTGGCAGAAATATGTTCAGATTCACATGTATCTGCATGCGTCTAAGCTGTCCTCAGCTATACTCATTGCTAAGAATAAAAATACTTCCGAACTGTATGAAGAAGGTATTGCGTACGACGCCAAATTAGTGTCTGACACCTTCGATAAGTTGAGCAGAATAGACGAAGGTAAGGTGCCAGACTATCGGTGTGATGATTGGCGACGAAATTACTGCCGTTACAGACATTTGTGCTTTGGGGTTGAAGAGACAGTTACTCTTTTAGGTAGTGACATTCTTCGAGGAGAAAGTTTAGCTGAGGCTGAACATTTGATAGAGGTGGCAGAAGTCTGGAAGAAGGGTAAACTGCTAAAAGTAGAGGGTGAAGAGCTGGTAGATGACTCACGGGAGCAGTTTGCAGAAATAATAAGGGAATATGGATGCAGGGGGTTGACTGTCAACGATGTTAAGGCTCTAATGATTGGAGCTGGTACTAACCGAAGGACTGACTACGACTTGCTGCGACAGAGGTATCCTGTAGTTTACAGTGAGGTTGTTGCAGAGTCAGTTAGAGGTGCGTATGTGCGGGTGTCCGATTGAGGTGTGAAGTATGTTACCAGAAGAGCTAGCTGGGTCTATGATTCAGGAGGGCTTCGTTAGATATATGACTCGCAAAGAAGAACGAGAACATCCTGGTATGGGTGGAAGAGTAGTTAAGGATGTGGAGGGTGGAGAAGTGATAACTATCCGTAGGGGGACTGTCTCCGGAAGTAGTTGGAAGAGTTATCGGACACGAACTGGGACATATTAAGTCTTCAGTTCAGAGAAAAAAGTATGGAGACCCAGACTACATAAAGAATTACTTGCTCGATGAACTGACAGCTGACTACTTCGCTTTGGGTTTCGACCCCAGCGATTCTCTTCGTAGGAGAGCTATTCAGCGCAGGAAAGTTGAGGCGAGGGATGTTTGGGAACTCTCTGAAGAGGAGATACGTGTTATAGAGGAGGAGGCGATGAGGATTAGTGGATATAGTGGAGTGTCTGATTGATGTTTTGTCCATATGAGAAATGTTCACACTACAATACAACAACTAAGTACTCGAGGAAGTGCTATTACGAGCCACAATGCTGGCGTGGATACTTTGATATGCTAATTGAACTACTTAGATTGAGGTTTAAGAAGAATGAGAGTAATAAATCGATTGAGGAATCCGGGCGAAATACGAAGCGTTCGATTGGAACCAGAGAAGGTAACGGTTCGAACAGCTAACGGCGAAGTGATTATGTACGAAAGGGTCGAGGACAAAAGTGAGCAAGGGACTAAACATGCTGAGTTTTTGGAGAGAAGACGAAGAGAACTAAAATGAGTATTAAGTGCTTGCTCTGTGGTAAGGAATTTGGTGCGGTGACTTGGATGCACCTTAAGCATACACATGACATTACCCTGGATGATTATCGTGAAATGTTTCCTGGTGCTGAGCTATTAAGTGAGGAAACGAGGCACTTGCTGTCGGAGGTAATGACCGACGAGTTAATACAGCAGATATCCACTAAAGTGTCAGAATCGATGATAGAGAATTGGAAGAGTCCCGAATACGCGAAGCGGATGTCCGAGTCACATACGGGTTGGCATCACAGTGAAGAGTCAACTAGGAGACGCTCCGAGTCTATGACTGAGGTGTGGAAGAACCCTGAGTTCAAGCAGTTGATGTCGAAGGTGCATTTGGGTCATGATGTAAGTGAAGGAGCTAGACACTTGATGTCTGAGGCAGCTGTAGAGCGTTGGAAAGACGCAGAGTACGCAAAGTGCGTATCCGAGGGTATTTCGAAAGCGTTAAGAGAACGTTGGAAGGACCCAGAATTTGCACGATACATGGCTCAAGCGCAGCACAGAAAGCCCAACGGTCCCGAACTTCAACTCTTGTCTGTCCTTGATAAGCACTTCCCCGGGGAGTGGAAGTATGTAGGAGATAATCAGTTTGGAGTTGAAGGACGGTATCCAGACTTCGTCAATGTGAATGGGAAGAAACAAGTTATCGAGGTGTTTGGTTATTATTGGCATTTGTGTCAACCAAATAGGCTGACTGAAGAGGAGCTAATAGCTCATTATAGGGAGTATGGATTTGAATGCCTGGTCTTTTGGGAGTACGATGTGTATGATGGGGACGAAGTTGTAAGCAGAATTTTACAGTTGCAGGAGAGTAGAAAATGAAGATGACGGTTTGCAAGAGGACATCCTTCGACGCCGCCCATTACCTTCCCAATTATCCCGGTAAGTGTGCCAACATGCATGGACACCATTGGGAGGTCGAGTTAGGTGTGAGTGGTGAAGTAGACTCAGAAACCGGAATGGTAGTTGACTTCGTTAGGCTTAGTGACTTTCTCAAAGAGAAAGTAGTTGATAGATTCGACCATACTCTGGTTAATGATGTAATAGAGAATCCTACTGCCGAGAACATTGCTGGTAGAATAAAGTTGTCGTGGGACCTTTGGAGAGATGAGAATTGCCTGGCAGTGGAATTGAACTTCATCAGAGTTTGGGAGACGCCTGACTCCTATGCGGAGCTGAGAGCATGAAAGTGACAGCTAAAGCTGTGTCCACAGACAAAGAGAAGAGTTATTGGAAGCATCTAGTGGAACTCTGGAGTTTGGGTGACGATAGTTGGCTTATGGTGCCACCTTTGTGTCTCATTACTGTGCCAATTGGACTGTTTGTTACAGCAGCTTTTACCTGGAGCTACGTTAAGTGCAGAAGAGCTGGTAAGCCCCTACCAGAGAATTGGAGTTGATGCATTATGAAAGCAGTCTCTAAACTTAGTTCTAGTGCTCAAACATTCCTTTGTAAGCGCTACCTACGAAGAGGTGATGCCTTTCCTGTGTGTTCCCATTGTAACGAGAAGCATGAGAGTGTTGAGGAGATGTTTGAGAGGGCTTCGTTTGGTAACGAAGACTTCTACAATCTACTTGCGAGTCTAGACTTTTTGCCTAACTCTCCAACCTTATTTAATGCAGATGGCACAGGTACCCTTTCTGCATGTTTCAAATTCGATGTGCAGGACTCAATGGACTCGATTCTTGATGTTGGACGTAAGAGTGCTCTTGTACAGAAGTGGGGTGGAGGTGTTGGCTACTGTTTGTCTGAGCTCAGACCGAAGGGTGCACACATTAGGTCAACACATGGTAAAGCCTGTGGACCTATTGCAGTTATGAAGTATTATCAAGCAATTGCCGAGATGATTACTCAGGGTGGTAAGCGTGAAGGTGCACAGATGGCTATTCTTCATTGTGACCACGACGATATTGAAGAGTTTATTCATTGTAAGGAGGTTGAGGGTGTCTTGGACACTTTCAACATTTCAGTTGCTATGACCGACAGCTTTATGGAGATGGCTATAATGGGTAAGGAGCGAGAGAGTAAGCTGTTCGATGAAATTGTCAAGAACGCTTGGAATAATGGTGACCCAGGATTGTACTTTATTGATACCGCCGAGCGTGCGAATCCTACGCCTTGGCTGGGTAAGCTCACCGGGACAAATCCATGTGGAGAAAGTGCACTCCTAGACAACGAATCCTGCAATCTCGGAAGCATTAACCTTGGTCACTTTGTTCAAGGAGACACATTTGACTGGGCACGTCTAGAGGGTGTTACGCGTTTAGCTGTGCAGTATCTTGACCGCGTAATTGATGAGAACTTCTATCCTGTACCTGAAGTGAAAGAAGCGACTTTACTTACGCGTAAGTTAGGTTTAGGCGTCATGAGTTGGGCTGACGCTCTTGCTTTGTTGCACATCCCTTATGATAGTCAAGAGGCAGTTGACCTTGGTAGTCAGCTTATGGCAACTATTCAGCAGACTGCACACGAAGAGAGCGAGAGACTAGGTAACGAGAAAGGTGTGTATCCTGGAGGGCAAATAGGTACTAGCTGTCCAGAAGACGTTGCACCGCAGCGTAGAAATGCTTGTGTGACATGTATTGCGCCTACTGGTAGCATTTCTACTCTGGCTAACTGTTCTAGCGGAATAGAACCTCATTACTCCTTAGATTATACACAAGTCATGGGTGATGGTACGAAGTTACAGAGGAAGCTGAGCTTTGGAGACTTCGTACCAAAGACTGCTCACGAAGTAGATTGGTTTTGGCATGTGAAACATCAAGCCGTCTTTCAGGAGTATACCCACCTAGCGGTTAGTAAGACCATCAACATGCCGAATAGTACAACGATTGAAGACGTGCGTAATGCATACATAATGGCTTGGAAGTCTGGGTGCAAGGGAATCACGGTATACCGAGA